CTAGGCCGTCAGCTTCCGCTTCCGCTCGATCTTCTTGACGAACGGGTCCTGGTCTTCGGCGTCCTGGTGGACGTAGCGCCGTGTCGTGGACAGGTTCGAGTGGCCCAGCAGATCGGCCAGCTTGAGCACGTCCATTCCGTTCCGAGCATGCCTCGTCGCTGTCGTGTGCCGACAGGTGTAAGGTACGACCGCACCACGCCCCTCCCGAGGCAGACCGGCCGCCCGGCATGCCTTGTCCCAGAAGTGATTCCACATCCGGTACGACATGCCCTCGGTGCCGAGCACGGCCCAAGGCTTCGACCACCCCTGATCCTTGAGCGACCGCAGGATCGCAAGGGCGTCGGCCGTGAGCTTCACGGTGCGAGGCTTGTCCGTCTTGTTGTACCAGAACGACACCGTGCGGTGGTGGAAGTCCACGTGGTGCCATTCCAGATGGCTGCACTCCTTGAAGCCCCGGCTGGCCGTGTCGATCAGGAACATGGCGAAGGGTTGCCAGCGCTCCGGGAGGTTCCGGAGGATGGTGTCCTCCTGCTCAGGCGTGAGCACGAACGTCCGGTTCGCGTTGTTGTCCCGGTGAACCTCGAACTCCGGCATGGCGTCGATCAGCTTCCGCTTCTTCGCGCGTCGCAAGATCTTGCTCAGCGTGTTCAGCTTGTTCGCCACGGTGTTGATCGAGTTGCCCTTGGCAAGCAGCTTGCGCTCCAGCTCCTCAACCTTGGCGTCGTCAATGCTCCGGATGTGCAAGTCTCTCCCAAGCGTAACGACCAGATCGCGAACACGCCCCTCAACTGACGGATCACGGCTCGTGCCCGGCGGCCAGCACTCGACCATCAACTCCGGGAACAGAGTGCCGATGGACAGGTGCTGACTGTGACGCAGCACAGCGTCCTCGAACTCCTTCGCCCGCTCTGGGCTCTTGAACGACAGGCGTCGCCGTCTGCCCTTCTCATCAATCCCATCAGCCACGTAGGCGATGGTGTTCAGTCCCTTCCTGATCCGTACCACCAGAACCTCCTTCCTCTGGTACAAAGTAGTTCAATGCCAACCCGATGAGGGTCAGTGCTCCGATCGAGGCGATCACTACAACAACGAACCTCACGCTTTGATCGCCTCTAGTAGCTCGTTGTAGAACTTCTTCCCCATCGGTGTGAGGGTCAGTTCTCGGAAACGGCGGTCGAAGTCGTTCTCAACTCTCTCAATGAACTTCATACCCTCTTGCCGATCATACCTGCGATCGGTCCAGTACGAGACGTTACGCGATGCCGAGGCGTTGCTGATCTTCAGCTCCAACTCGACGTCCTTCTGTGTGCATTTGCCGCGTTGGGCAACGAACAGGAAGGTTAGCACCGTGGTCAGCGATGCTTCACCGCTGACGCGCTTGGCTATCAATTCCAAGGCCCGGGTAAGCTGGTGTACCTGCACGGAACGAACCTCCTGCGTTTGATAAGTCTAATGAGTTTGCGTGACATTATGACATGCCTGTGTAGGCGTCCCTGTTGTGTATCTGTTTCGTAAGCGTAACGTCAAGCCAGAGGCTGGTTAGAACCACACCTCCTTTCGGCAATGGAATAGAACAAGTCGTGAACGCATTAGGATCGGCGGTATAGGATCACTCGAACGTCAACCCATAGTCGCCCATGGCGTCGCGAATGCGTAGTGCTTCGCGGTGGTCGACGTACAAGACTGGTCCGAGGTATTGCCACCCTTCAGCGGCGATGCAGTCCTCAAAGAATGCCTGTGCCTCTTCGTTCTCCGGTAGAAATCCAATCAGTGTTCCGGCGTTGAGAATGCGAACGTCAGCCATTGTTCGCCCTCCGGCGCTGCTCGGTGATTCGGTCTGCATCCTCTGGGCAGACGTTGATCCGATAGCTTTCGAGCGGTCGACCATCCTTCCCCCAGATGATGAACTCCACGACCATTCCGCCATTGCTGGTTGGATAGGCGATCAAGTCGTCGACCGTGGCGAGATGTGTTGTCGTCTCTCGCTGGCGATGTTTCACCAGTTCAATGACGGACTGAGGATCACGCATCTCAGAAACTACGCGGCCCATTAGCAAACCCCCATGCGCAAGGCTTCAAGGTCGCGGGCCTTCATCCGCTTCGGATACGAAGTGCCATACGCGCTGTCGTCGGTGGCCACGGGATCAGTAATGCAGAGCGAGCCATCATGGCGCAGCATCGCATTGCCGGTGTGCAGATCGAGGTACAGCGATCCGCGAAGGTGGTTGCAAAGCTCGCGGCCGAACTTCGAAATTCCCGGGACCAACGTTTCCGCGTTTTGCTTCTCCTGACTGTCACCCTGCTGCGTGATTGTCCGGCGGATGTCCCACCAGTCACGCGCCAGCGGTTCGGTCGGTCGCATTTCATCCACTGTCATCGCCATGCGCTCGACAACGGCGATGTAGGTGAAATCGCCCAGCACCCGATATGAATAGACCTTCGGCGTGAACGTGCCAGCATAGCCAGCCTTGGCACCCCACAGGACATAGTCGAGCCAATCATCCGGCCGGGTATTCACCTTGATCACCCGGTCACTACCGGGCTTGCCGAACACTTGCGAGTAGCAGCCAGAGCCCAGCAGATGATAGCCGTGCTTCAGAAGGTGTTTGATGTAGCGGTCGCGAGTGAAGCGCATAGTAGTCTCGTTGCGGTATAGGTTGCGATTGCGTAACGATCAGGCCGAGGCGATGGCAGAGGCTTTCCGCTTCGCCGCACCATGTGCAGGGAAGCCGACGATTACCTTGCGGTCGCGCTTCTGACAGAGCCCGCACGTGGCACAGCTCACATCGTCCCGGAAGGTTGCCGGGCAGACGACAACTCTCCGCTTTTGTGGCGTGTAGATACGGAAGGCGCGACGACGGTAATCATCCAGCCCCTCAGTCCATTCGCCGGATTTGGTGTGGCGACGTTCCCACTCAGCCGGCAGCACGGTAACAACCGGTCCGACATTGGCAGCGGCCAAGTCATCCGCTTCCCGCAGCGTGTTGGCGGAAACGTTGATTGTGAAGCCCGCAGCGTTGGCGCTGGCGATTGCTGCGGCGTTGCCAGCGGTCAGCGGCTTATGGGTATAGGTGAAACCACGCTTGCCCTTGTTCGCCTCAACCAACGCGGCCAGCGCGTCGCCGTCGATCAGATCACCACGGCCGGGCAGATCACCGGCCTGATTGTGCCGCCACATCGTGCCCATGGGCAGCGATGCAATGGCGTGTGTGAAGCCCTGCCAATCATAGGCATAGCCCTTCGTTGCCCGTGGCAGATCGTAATGCGAGCCCGGCTTAGCCTTGCTCATCGCCGACCACATCATGCCCAGCGGTCCGGCTTTCGCGTAGCAACCACCAGCCTTGAACGGGCAAGCGTCTGGGCACGTGTCGCTAGACGTGGTCGACACTGGCATTGCGCCGACCTTCGCATTGCGAGATTTCATGGTGAGTTGAACAGCGTACATGATGATACCAAAGCGTATTGATTGCGGTTGCGTAACGATCTGGGCGCACTAAGGGCGTCGTTAGAAGCGATGCCCTGTTGATGGTTAGGCGCGACGTTGAGGGATACGGTCCATGACCGGATACCCAGCCTGTTGGATCACCTGACGTTGTCCGTTGGTCAGCTTGACTTCCACCCATTCCATCGTGAAGCGAACGACCTCAACACCGGTATCACCGGCTCGATCGCAGGTGTTCACTGCGGCTGCTAGGTGCATTGTCAGAAGGAATTGACTATCGGACATTGTCGCCCCGTTGCGTCGATTGCGTAAGCCATACCTAGCCGAGACGGTTGCGTTTGTGGAGTGAGTTTTTCACATGCCAATTATGCATGCAACGCATAGCTCACACTCGGTCAGATAGAGGCTAGACGCATGGCTTGCCGGTGCCAGCCCATGCCCGGCCGGCGCCTTCCCTGATCCTGCCAGCCTGCCAGAGCGCAACGCGGTCCCGCCATGCTGACAGCGTCAAGCCCATGCGAGCCGGTGCCAGCCTGTGCCAGCCCTGCCAGCCTGTCGCCAGCCCGGTGCAACCATGTCCGCGCGGTGCCGGCCGGTGTGAGCCTGTGCCAGCCGGTGCCAGCGCTGGGCAATCTGCCAACGAAAAAAAAATACCCGGCCAGACAGAGACACGGACACACAGCCGGCCAGAGCCAGCCCGGCCAGCCGCAGCCAGCCCATGCCGGACCATGTCAACGGTCTATTGAACCGCTGCGTCCCATTGAAATCATTGGGAAATCGGTCGGAACGTGCCAACCCGGTGCCAGCCCGGCCGGAATTGGTCAGCCTGGGCCACCCCTACGGGGGAAACTCGGCCCCGGCGGATGGCGTTTGCCCTCTCAGATTTTTGCCAGAAATTCGAACCGCCAGGAGGCCCAGGGAAGCCCGCTGGTGCGGACAGGAGCTTCCCCGGGCCAACCCAGCGGAGCCATGCGGAAAACGCATGGACGCGGCTGGCTGCGACGCCGTTCAGGCGTTCGAGCTATGCTTTCCCACGCTGTAGCCGATGACCAGCATCGTGAGGGAAACCAGCCAGATCGGGCCGACCATCGGTGGCTCTCCGGCTGGGTGATAGAAGGTGGCAACGGCTAGCAGGAGCCAGACGCCGCCGACGACTAGTGCAGGCATTGTCGGACCTCGATTCACATCAGGCGAGCCCCGGTCTTACCATGGGCGAACCGCATCGATCCATTGTCCGGAAGATGGCGCCGGCCCATGGCGTTCTCGATGAACCGCTCCAGCTCCTTGTCTAGCCGAGCCTGCTTCTCGAACTGGATGCCTCTCTCGGCGTCCTGCGCCATTGCCTCCGTGTGGAAGGCCACAGCGATGGCCAGAGCGTCGAGACGGTCATCGTGCTTGAGCGAGCCCTTCTCGTACGAGATGCGGGTCATCTGGTGGATCAGGGTCTTGGTGAACCGGTTGTCCGCGTCGTAGGCCTGGGCGGTCCGGTAGTCGTCCTCGATCACCTTCCGATCGACGATCAGGCGGTGCCGGCTCATGACCGGCTCCAGCGTGTCGATGATCCGGCGTTCCTTCTGGATCGAGTGCTTGACCTCCTCGACCACGCACGGGTGGATGCGGGAGATCACCGGCTCGAACAGCTTGGTGTACATGCCGTCACCGAAGTTCGCCTCGATGATGATCTGGTTGACCTGTTCTTCCTTGGCGATCTGGGCGAGCTTCTGCAGGGTGGCGTTGTCGTAGCCGCCCGGCAGACCGCCAGCGCGGGTGACGAACAGGTAGCCGTTCAGCATCTTCACGACAGCGTAGCCCGTCTCGTCCTTGCCGCGACCGCTGGGGTCGATCGACATGACCGAGGCTGTGAAGGGCGAGAACGTGTCGTCGTGGCTTGCCGGGGCGTAGAACCGGTCTCCAGCCATGGCGAGGTTCGGTAGCTCCTTGAGCTGCCGCTTGTCGTCGGGAAGCCAGTTGGTCTTCATCGGACCAGCGGCCTTGTCGATGTCCATGATGATCAGGTCACGGACCTTCAGCGGGTAGCGGTCCTCGTCCGAGAGCTGGGTGTTCAGCATGAACTGCAGCATGAAGCCGGCGCGGCCATACTCAGCCTCACGGGCCAGCAGGTCTTCGTCGGTGAACCGCTGCGGATCAGTGGTCGTCCCAGGCTGACCCTTGAGCTTCCGGATGTACGGAGCGAGCTTCGTCCCGTACTTCTCCGCTTCCTCATTCGTGGGGATGCGAGCCGGCCAGATGCGGGTCTCGAACGTCTCAGGCAGCTTGTTGTAGATGGAATCCTCGGTCTGCGGAGTGCCGAGGTAGACGATGCGGGAGGTCGGCAGCGGCTTGATGACCGCTGAGAACTCCTTGAGCCTCTCCATGAGCTTCTCGCGCATGTCAGAGGTCGCAGAGTTGTTCAGCACCTCGCAGTCGTCGGCGATGATGATGTCGGCACGAGTACCGGTGATCTGGCCACCGATGCCAACGCTCTTCACCGAGGGTGACTGGTCGGCGATGGCCGGACCCACGTCGAACTCGATGCGAGAGTTGCGCTGATCCTCTTTCGGACGGAGTGCTGCCAGCAGCTCCATCTCCTGGATCAGGCGCATACAGAAGGTTGAGAATGCGTCAGCCCGGGTCTTGGACGCCGAGACGACGAGGATTTTGAGTTGAGGGTTCTTCCACAGGAGCCACAGCACATAGGCTGCGGTGATGAAGCTCTTTCCAACACCACGGAACGCCTCGATGCACTGCTTCGAGGGTCCGTGCTGCATGTAGTATGCGATGTCGTATTGAAGAGGTGTCGGGTCCGGCAGACCGAGGTGCTGCCAGACCACGAACAGGAATTTGCGGAAGTCCCTCCTGAGTGGTTCAAGAGGGTCTTGCTTCAATTGACGTAGTTCTCGTCTTGCTCGTCATCGAAGGTCGGCAGAGCCTTGGCCAGCTTGTCCAGCGGGCTGTCGGGCACGGTGTCGACCTCGATGTGGTTGTTGGCGAGGAACTTGATCGCTGCGCTGATCTCGGCGGGCGTGGCCTCACCGGATTTGATCTTGGCGAGCAAGTCCTTGGCGATGGCTTCGTGGAGCTGGCCAAGCAGCTCATCGGTGGCGCGGGTCTTACTCATCGCATCTTCCAGCTATACCAAACGAGAATTGCGATGAACGGAGCCAGAGACCACGGGGACATTGTTGCGGTCATTCTCACTCCTTGTACTTAGACGGCTTCCAGCCACAGATGACCTTGCCGGCCGCGTTGTGGGCCACGACTTGCCGCTGAGTGTCCTTGGTGTCCTTGCGGGACCACCAGATCGGCTTGAACGAGCCGCAAGCCACGGTCTTGTTGTTAGTCGCGAAGGAATCCGTCGTCGCGCAGCCGCCCAGCGTCGAAGCGCTCAGTAGCACTACGCCGAGCAGTGTCAGCCTTCGTGACAGCTTTCGTGCTTTCACGTTCGATTGTCTCCTTGATTGAAATAGAGGCGTCATTCCGGCCCTTGCCGTAAATGAAGCTGATCACCGCGAGGAGGATCAGGGCGAAGCCCACGATCCGGCCGAGCGGTGAGAAAAACCATTTGAGTATTGTGAGCATCAGTCTTCCCTGAGACACCACTCGCGTTCCTTGACGCGGCGGTTATGGAGCCCCTTGATGTACTTGCCGTTGGCATACGTGTAGAGCAGCAAGGCATCGCAGGCCTTCTGCACGTTGCCTTCGTTCAGGTAGCGAGCGACGCTAGATCGCTTCAATGCTCCGCCACCAACGTTGTAGGTGAACGAGAGCATGGCTGCGTGTCGATGCGGGGGCATTGGGACGTGGATGGCTGCTTGAACCATCTTCTCGTAGCGAGGTAGGTCTTGTTCGAGCAGAACCTCGCATTCCTTCTTGGTGTGCCGCTCTCCGATCTTCACGTTCTCGATGTGGCCGTAGCAAACGGTGTTCACTCCGGGAGGGTCGATCGGGTCGTGATGACCCACCGGAGCGTAGCCTTCGAATAAAGTGATTGCTGAAATAGCGAGAGCGGCCACCAGCCCGGTGAGCCCGGTTTTCTTTCCGGGTGTCACCGAGCTGATCCACTTCATCATTCGGTCGTGTTTTCCTTTTCTTCCTTCGTCCCATGCTTCCAGACGTCATAGACCTTCAGCCCAAACTGGAAGAGCACCCAGCACAGGGTGGCGATGGGAACGAGTTCGCTTGCAATGGTGGAAAGTCTGTCGAGCGAAGGGAACCACCACGGGCTCCCCGCGAGAACAGGTGCCGCGATGTTCAAAGCCTTCTCCGAGGTTCGATCAGGCAGCATCATAGCGCTGCCCACTTAGTCCACAGTGCATCCAGTTGAGCATCGGTGAGACCCTTGCTGTCCTGGAGCATCTTGGTGAGAGGATCAGTGCGGAGGATGTCCCGAGCGGTTGCCCAGGTGACGACTGCGCGGGCTCTGTCGATCACGTCGGTGATCTTAGCGTCGAACGTCGCCTGGATTGCCGCCGGGACTGCACCGGTTTGAGCTGCCGCCAGTGCTTCGTCGGCGGTGATGAAACCGTCGAGCATCAGACCTAGCAGGAGCTGACGCCGAGTAAGCAGCGGAGGAAGCGTGACGACCGGAACAGTGGCCGTGTCGTCAATCTCAATCTGTGTGGGGACGATCTTGTAGTCGTTGTTTTCCCATGAGGGGGAAACCCCAAAGATCACGAGCTTCTCACTCGGGATTTCGATGCGGTCCGGGATGTTCTCCCAGACCGCGAGTTGTGCGCCGCCCATCTTCCGGACTAGCGCATAGGCGTTCTTTTTCATTCTGTTTGATTTAGCCCCAATCGATATAAATCCGACCGTAACCACCTCCGGAGCCGGAGGGGTATCGGTAACCAAACGACGGCTGCATACCGCCGGCACCACCACCTCCCGGCCCCTGCACGTATGCACTAAAGCCGGTGTTTGGTGCGATCTGCCCCCAGTAGTAAGTCTTGATGCAGTAACCACCGGCACCGCCGTTGCCGCCGTACCCAGGAGACGGGTAAGAAGGGTTCTTAGGACTGCGGCCACCAGCACCACCTGCGGCCCCACCACCAGTGGTTCCGCCGTCTCCGTTACCGTAACCACCAGCCGTTCCGACAGAGCCGTCAGCACCCCAGACGCCGGAGCCGTTATTAAACATCACCGCCGCGCCACCGCCGCCACCGCCGCCGCCACCAAGAGCGTAAGGCCCACCTGCAAACTGGGCGTTTCCGCCGGCACCACCAGCCGTACCAGGGGTGCCATAAGCGCTGTTGTCCAAACCGCCGTTGCCACCGCCGCCACCACCCGGCGCCCACAACTGCACTCGGTACCAGTTGAAGAACTGTGGTGTGTAGACGGTCCACGAACCTGCCGTCCAACCGGTGTCCCAAGCGCCTGCTGAGACCGGTCCCGTCGTGATCGTCCACGTGGTGATTGTGGTGTCGATACTGATCGAGACGTTGAATGCCGTACCCCACGAGGAGGACGAGGTGGCACGGACGGTAATGGTCTGACCGGGTTTGATGTACGTGGACAACGAGGTCCACGTGCCACCATTGATGCTGTACTCACCCCCAGAGATGCTGACCAGTGCTGGACTGTCATAACCTGTGGGGGTGATGGTGTTGCTTGTGTAGAGAGTGCTCTTACCTGCGTTCGCTACGTTCGTGAACGAGAAGGCATTCGGCTTAGAGTTGCCGGGTGCAATAATCGGAAACGGAAACATTAGGCGACCTGCACAATATGGGCATGACACCAGCCGTTGATCCGCGTCACGTAGATGAAATGGATTGCACCAGTAGCGGTCGAGTAAGACGCACCTGTCACCTTGGAGTAGCCAGAGATGGTCAGCGAGGGCGTACCCGAGGCGTTGTAGTAAGCGAGGACCATCGAGCAATCGACAGCCGGGATCGCCAGCGTGTGACTGCCCGTGTTGGAAATCATCTTCAGATTTCCGGTCAGCGGACTTGGAGTGAGGGTGCCACCACTCTGAGTGATCAACTCCATGGTAGCGCTGAAGCCACCCGTGAGGTTCTGACCACCAGCCAAGTTTGCCTTGGTCGCCTCGATGCCAGACGCAGTCGTCCGCTCAGCCGCAACCTTCGTGTCAGTGTACGATCGAGCGTCAGCCAGGACTTCGGCGACAGCGTCCTGAACGTTCGTCGCTGCGATGGTGTCGACAGGGGTGAACGGGATCGAGATCGCCGTCCCGTTGTAGCCGATGGCTGCGACGGTCCAGAACTCGTTACTCAGGGTGGGAAGGTTCGGAGGACGCTGATTGGTGTTGGCTACCTTCGCCACCCACATCGAGCCGTGGTCCTGCACAGCGTCGTTCGCCGCGTAGGTCGTCTTGTCGTCCCAGCCACCTCGGAAGGTGATGCCGGCCGGACCAGCGGGGCCTACCGGGCCTTGAATACCCTGCGGACCTTGGACGCCCTGTTGGCCCTGCGGACCCTGCGGACCAGCGGGACCAGTCGGACCGCGACCGAACGGAATCCAGTCCGACCAGTCGCCCTTCGTTGCCGAAGCCTTGAAGCTGATCGCACCGAGGTTGAAAGCGAGGAACGAGAAGCCGGTCGGCTTGTCGTCGTAGGTGTAGCGGAGGTCGCTGTGCGCGACGGCGTCGGGGACGAAGCTCGCACCCTGCGGACCCATCGGACCAACGGGACCTTGGAGGCCCTGCAGACCCTGCGGACCCTGTTGGCCCTGCGGACCCTGCGGACCAGTCTGACCGGTCAAGCCCTGCGGACCGGCCGGGCCGATCGGTCCTTGCGGTCCAACGTCTCCCTTCTCACCCTTCGGGCCTTGCGGTCCAACCGGGCCTACCGGTCCGGGAACCTTCACTGCCTGATCGACGTAGCTCTTGTTCGCTGCGTCGTTCGGGGAAACCGGAGTGGCAACGTTCTCAAGCCGAAGGTTGAGAAGGTCCCAACCATCACCACCAGGGACAAGACCGATGGTGGCGTTAGCGCGGTCGATGCTCTCCTGCAGGGCGAAGAGAAGCTGTTGGATCGAGGTGTTGAGCTGCTTGGCAGTCGTCGAGCTGCCGTTCATGAACACGACGCGCGGATTGCTGATCGCCGTGTTGCGGTAGATCGTGACGCCCTTGCCAGAGGCCGGCGCCGGAGAAAGACGGATGGTGTTGGGGTTGAGGAAGGTGAAGTCGGCGGGAGTATCCGCCACCATCACCGCTACGTCCTTTACGTCCAGATAGGTGAACGGAACGGAGAAGTCAGTCGTAGTCCCATCACCCACATAGTTGATGTAGGTTTTGTAAAGTGACATTCAAATTCCTTGGAGAATAGAAAAGGCCCCGGCATTACTGCCGAGGCCAGTTAGTCAGTGGGGAAACATTCGAAGCATTTCCCTCGTTCTTGTTTGGATGCCGTCCTCATCGGGACGGTCTAGCGTTGGATCGCGTGACGCCTCCTTGAGCGCGTATGCAGAGTGAACCTGCTTGTAGAGTGGCGAGTTCTTCCTCTCCATCTCCTTACGTAGCGTCATCTCCCACGCGATGTCCTTGTACTCCTTGACCACCTTGTCGATGGTGCCCCAGAGGTCAGCGTTTCGTTGGAGCTTGTTACCAATCGCCATGTCCGTCTTCACCGCATGGGTGACGACGCCGTACAGCGCCTCATCGACGGTCTGCCCACGGATGGACAGTTCTCGGTAGTTCTTGGCGAACTCGTCGATCACCTTGCGGTTGCCGGCGACGCTGTCGATGGTCCGGAGGTCCACGCCGTAACGCTTGAGCACCGCGTCGGGAGGCGTGGTGTCGAACGTGTAGTAGTGGCCGGTGATCTCGCCCCAATTGTTCAGAGTGTCGATCACGTACTGCCCCTTGTCGTTCTTGTTCGGCGGGTTCACCGCCGCAAGCGGACCAAGGAGAGACCGGGCCGGCGATTTGTTGACCATCGGCTTGCCCGTGATGTCGTAGAGCATCGGGGCATTGCTGGTCATACCAGCGGCGGCGTCGAGCACGTCGCTGATAGTCGCAGGGTCGTAGCGCTTGTTGTCGAACAGGCCGAGCATCTGCTTGTAGGCGTTCGGCACCAGCTTGCCGAGCTGACCACGGGCCATCTTGGCTCCTTCCTTCCAGAAGGTGCCTTCCTCGTCGGACAGCTTGTCGATGCTGGTGAGTAGATCGACCACGTCCTTCAAACCAGAGACGGCCGGGTTCTGCATGACTGCCTGACCGGTGGCACCGCCGATGGCGAGGCCGATGTCGAGCAGCCGATGCAGCCGCTGTTCGAGGACCGGGATAGGAACTCCCTTCTGATCCTGAATGGCGACGTTCTGGTCGTAGGCGGCGATGTACTTCTTGAGGCTGTCCATGAACACTGCAGCCCAGACCAGCGGCACGGTGACCGGGTCTAGGCCGGAGATGTCCCACGACGTTCCGGCGATCTTGAGCTGGAACGGCCCAGGCGAGCTGCTGGCCTGAGCGGACAGACGCGGAGCCCGGCTGTTGACCGGCTCGATGGTGATCAGGCCCTGGTCTGCCAGGAGCAGCGCCGTGCCGATCACGCCGTAGCCGACGTGGAGCTTCCCGCGAGCCAGAGCGCGGACATACGGGTCGGTGCTTTCCAGCTCCGCCTTGAGGTCGGTGAGACCCATTCGGCGGAGGCCGGGCACCATCTCGAACCCGCGCTTGAAGCCGTTCATCGGTGCGTTGAACACCGGAACGAGGAAGCGGATGTACGGGGTGGAGTTGACCGCCTTCTCGATGGCCTGACCGAACGCCGAGGGCGTCTGCCGGTTGCGGAGAAGGATGTAGTTGGTCTCGTCGATGGCGTTGGGATCGACCAGATGGCCGGTCTTGTCGTAGGCCTGCTGTACCTGGCTCTCGACGTGTTCGCGCAGCGTGACCTTCTTCCCATCGATCTCGACGGTCGGGTTCTTGCCCTTGTAGGTCTCCAGCTCAGCCTCGAATGCCTTCCGCTCAGAGGCGGTCAGCTTCGGGTCGCGGAGCTTGGCTTCCAACACCTCACGCTGAGCATGCAGGTTGTCGAAGAAGTTGAACGCGGCTCGCGTACCGATCGCGTGGCGACCGATGATGTCCGACGCAACCTCATCCGACATTCGGAGGGGCCACGTGAGTAGTTCTGAGCCACGGCCGAAAGCGTTCAGCGCCTTGCCGAACTTAGTGTCCTCGATGCCGTAGTTCTCCGCGCGGATGCGATGCTCCAAGCCACCCATCGGGTTGACCGCGGTCTTGCGCTCGCCGTGGAAGGCGTCGACAGCAGCATCCTTGAAGATGTCCTTGAGCATCTGCAGGTGGCTCTGGTGGCCGTACCGCAGAGCGAGGTTGCGAGCCTTGGACTGCATCCAGTAGGCCTTCGAACCCTCGATCATGCCGAAGCGGTCCATCATGCCGACCCACTGGTTGACACGATAGACGCCGAGGTGACCGAAGATGCCGATGGTGTTCCGGATCACGGTGCCCAGGCCGGACAGGATGTTGGAGATGGTGTAGCTCGCAACGTCCTTGGCGATCTGGTTGGTGAGTGTCTTGACTTGGCTGTTAGCTCGCTTCTCGACGCGGTCAAGCTCCTTCGCGATTTCCTCGTCGATCTCAGTCACACGCTTCGCGTCACCCTTAGCAAAGGCGATCTGACGTTCGTGGTTCAGATACGACAGGTTGTCGGAACCGGTCATGTCCATGGCGGTGCGGATCATCTGGTTGATACGCTCGTCGGAGACACCAGCCTTGCGAAGCTGAGCGATGTTCACCCGGTTCGCAGCGGTGATCCGTGCCTCGATCTGGCGCTGCTGGAGCAGACGCCCGGCATACGTGGACAGTGGGAAGTCCACCTTCTGCAGATCGGAAAGGAAGCTGTTGGCGTCCTTCACCTCCTTGGAGAGGGCATCGATCTCAGCGGCGTTCGTCACCTTGGCCTTCTTGAAGGCGTCGAGCTTGGCACCAGCTTCGGCCGCTGCCCGTTCAGCCTTGGCGACCGCGATGGAGGTCAGGGCTTGGAGCTTCTGCACGTCCTTCGGATCAATCTCCGAGGCGAGCACACGTTCGATCTCTTCCGGCGTGGTGTGGGCGATCTTGAGGAAGTCGTTCAGGACCGGCGACACCGCCTTGCGGATGCCATCCAGCGAGAAGTCGCGGAAGTCCTCGATGTGGTCGAGCACGTCACGGACGGACTGTGGAATGACGGCGGTCGGCCGGCGCTCGCCCTCGATGCTGGCCTTCACCTCACGGACGACAGGCTTCTCGTCGTTGATCACGTCCTTGATGAACTGTTCGCGGGTGGTCGCCATCACCTCGGCCTTGGAATAGCCCTTGGGCGTCCCTTCGGCGGTCGGCGGCGGGTGGTCGAACAGATCGCCCTGCGCCGGTGCTTCAACCTTCTCGCCGGGCTTCGGCGGGCGTGGGAGGTCTTGGAACAGCTCGCCTTGCTGGCCGGGCTCTCGCCCATGCACGAACGGGCCTTCCTTGGGCTTACCGAGGTCGAGGGAGAGCTGGTGCGTGACGCCCCACTTATCCATCAGGCGGTACTGCATCTCCTCCAGCGTCTCCTGCGGCCTTACGCGGGGGATGATGCTTTCGGGGAGCTGGTCGAGCCGACGCTCGAACGGAAGGTCCATCAGCGACGGCTGCGTGGCTGTCTCAGGGACACCGAGCTTGCCTTCGGCTTCGGCCCGGCGGGTTCGGACTTCGAAGGCAGCGTCCTTGTCGTTCATGTTGCCGAGGGGAAGCTCGCCTTGCTTGGCGTCGGCCATCCCGTTGTCGAAGTGCTCCAGATTGTCTGCCAGCTCGTTCTTCGCGGCTTCCGCAGCCTTCACGTCGCCGGCACGGTAGGCCTTGACGGCGCGGTACGCGGACGACAGTGCGTCGATCGCCAGACCGATGGCTGCGCCTTCGCCGGCTCGCGCGGCTCGCTTGGTCAGCTCCGACTTGTAGGTGTCGATGCTATCGAGCTTGGTGAACCAGTTCTCACCCATGCCGAGATGCTTCGCGAGGTCGCCGAGTAGCGGGTCGTTCGGGTTGAACGCCATAGCGTTGACGAGCGAGCCCAGGCTCATCTCACGGATGGCCACGCCGAGCTTGCCGAGGTCAGCGCCGGTCTTGATCGCGCCAACCGGTGCGAGCGCCAGCCGGCCGGTGATGAATTGGGTGACGCCCTCGATCAGTCCGTTGACGATCGGATGGTTGGTCAGCCGGGTGTCGGCAGTGCTGGGAATGTTGTTGGCCCAATCGGTACCTGCCGCCCAATCGACTGCAGAGGCACCAGCGCGGCCCAGCTCGTATGCGCCGGCCTTGACGCCGTGCTCCACCGAGCCGATCGCTTCGCTGAACGAATTGTCAGCGAGGCTATCCACCCACGTCTTGCCGTGCTCCAAGTTCATCTGGAGCCGAGCAGCAAGTAACTGCTTCTCTTCGGCGGAGGTTCGCGGGTCATAGAGGGGTACGAGGATCTTCGACAGGTCACCGTAGGTGCGGTCGAAGAGCTTGACGAACTCGGGGTCGTTCTTGTTTTCGAGTAGCTTCGCTACGTCCTTGACGGACGGGTAGCTGAGATAGCGTTTGGATGATCCTGCTCCGTACATGCTGTCGAAGAGCTTGAGCATGTCCGGATCGTTCTGGTTCTGCCGAAGCTTCTGAACGTCCAACTCAGTCGGATAGGCAGTGAGAGCACCGAAGCCCTTGTAGGATCGGTCGGCCATGTTCGGGCCGGGGTTGAGCAGCGTGGTGTTGACGCTCTCGTCGATCTTCGGCTTGGGAGGTTCAACCGGTGAAGGCTGCGGGGAAGCAGCAAGCCCCCCCGCGTAGTCCTTCAATTCCGTTTCCTGTTTCGCTACCTCATCCTCACTGCGAGGGAAGGTATCCATTCGAGGTCATTCTCCTAGTTTGTACTTCTTCTGAGCGGCCTTGAGCCGGTCTTGTTCGGGATCGCCCATGGCGGGATTGCCGCTGCCGGAGACACGAGGCCCAGCATCGTTGGTCGGCTTGTGGATGCGCTTGGTGTCGTCCAGAGCCTGCTCGTAAATCTCCATGCGCTGGAGATTGTTGATCGGCCCGCCGTGCTGAGCAGCGTAGGCAGCGATGCGACGCGACAGGTTCTTCTGGAAGTCGTGATCAGTCTCGACCTGAGTAGGATCGGACTTCTGACCGCCGACCAGTGGCACACCGAGCTGGAATCCGTAGAGCGACTGAGCGTCCTTCGCCCACTGCTTGGTGTAGAAGTCGTTCGACATCTCACCGCCGGTCTTCGCCAGCTCGTTACCGAACTCCAGCAGCTTCTGGTGTTTCGCCGGGTCGATGATCGCGTTGATGTCTACTCGGCGAGCATCACCACCAGCGGCGGCGATGGCGATCATCCGCTCTTCAAGGGCCTGGACATTGCGGTCCTCGACCTTCGGATTGGTGACGCCCTTCTGCACGGCGAGCTGCCGGCTGTTGAAGGTCTCAAGCAACGAGGGGTCGATGCTGAACGCCTTCATGATCATGTCGGCCGGCGGAGGCTCGTTCGGATGCTGGATGATCCAGGCGTTGGCTTCGGTGTTCCACTGACGCATGGCGTCGGTGCGAGCCTCTTCCTGCATCTTCCGCTGCTGCTCATGCTGCGTGTAGATGTTCTTCTGGATCAGGGCTTCAGCCTTGATCATCTTGTCGCGCAGCTCCGGCGTCAGGATTTTGTCCGGCACCGCCTTCAGCCAGTCCTTGTCGTTGGTCCGGATGGCAGCGTTCATGACCGCCTCGACCATGTGATCGCGCTTCTCAGCGTTCTGCACGTTCGGGTGGGTGAAGTTCTGCATCTGGTCTTCGGTGAACAGCGTGTCCCGCATGTGCTGGACTTGCGGCGGCAGGACGCCCTCCGGACGGCCGGCGTAATCCTTCACCTTCGGCGAGGTGTCGGCGGCCGGCTGGGGAGCCGCAGGAGTGGCGTTCGGGTCGGCGAAGGCAAGCGCAGCCTGACCGGTCGTTGACGCGCTGGGCGGCTGCGGCTGGCCCGGCGCGGCCGGGTCTGACGTGGTCGGAGCCGAGGCCGACGCGGGTTTGCCAGAGCGAGCCCTGGCAACCTCGTTGGTCAGGGCCGCGAACTGGCCGTTGGTGGCCTTGTTGGGTTCGAGGCCGCCGGGCAGCGAGGTCCATTCGGCCGACAGCGTCTTGAGGATTCGCTGGTGCTCCATCGGGCTCTGCAGATCGGTCTGCAGCGATCGACCGCCGGTCAGCCGGGCGTACCGATCCTGAGCCAGGAGCCAAGCCATGCGGTCCTGGTTGGCCGGGGTGAACGGGATTTTGCCGTTCGGACCGGGCGTGAACTGGTCAGCGTAGCGCTTGCAGTATTCGTCCCAGGTCGTCTTGGTGAACTGGTAGGCACCGGAGGCCGACGACGGACCGCGTCCCCAATTGACGGTGAACTCTCGCGGGTGGTCGGAGAAGTCGGTGAAGTGCTTACCGCCGACCTGCAGCGTGTACGGATTGCCGGCGGAGCCAGCCTCGGACCGCGTGATGGTTCGGAGCAATGCAGCTCCTTCCGGCGTCACCTGAGACTGGATTTGGTAGGACGTCCCGGGGACCTTGATGGTGGCGCCGGGTTCGACGATCTTCGCCGCCAGCTCGCGAGCGCCGGTCGGCGTCTGCACGGCGGTCGGCGAGAACGTGGCCGGGTTCTCGCGATACTTGGTCGCGATGTCCATCGCCGTCTGCTCGAACGTCTGCTTGCTGTCCTGCGTCTGCAGCTCGACCATCTTCTGGACGCGCTGGTTGGACAGGGCTGACGAGAAGCCGGCGAAGGCTCCCTGCAACGCCTTGGTGCGAGCGTTGTTGTAGAACGGTGAGCCGGCGTTATCGAGCGCCGACTGCTTCACGATGTCGTTGAAGTAAGCCTGAGCCTTGGCCGGGTCGTTTCGAGCTTCCAGCGGCATGTTCTCGAATGCAAGCTGGGCGTCGGCAAGACCACGCTGCTTGCCGATGATCTCGGCTACCGCGTTGCGAGCCAGCGGTGACAGGTCCGGCCGCAGTGTGCCGAGTTTCAGATCGACGTTCTCGCCGTTCTTGATGCTGTCACCGACCTGAGCAGCGATAGCCGCAGCCTGATCGACTTGGTTCTGCTGGGCTTGCTTCTCCAGCCCACCGACACTGCCAGCGAACTGGCTGAGTGCTTCGAAGAGCTGGTTGGCGTTCTTCATCTTGTCGGCGTAGCGCTCGTTGAGAGCATGCGGGTCTACGCCGTAGGTTTCCCGAGGTGTGATCTTGGATTGCCCGAGGGTGACGTCGGGAACGCCACCATCATACGGGTCGTCAAAAGCTAGAGGCATTCAGGTCTCACGCAGGTTCGAAGTTGAAGCCGGTCATCAGTCCGCTGCTGCCAATGCCGCCGGCAACGGCCTTACCGATGCCGAGGATCATGCCGAGCGGAGACGGCTGGGACTTGAACGGAGTGGAGTTGATGCGCTGCTGCTGCTCTGCCTTGATCGTGTCTTCCTGGCCGAGCATCTGGGCTTGTGCATCTTCACGCTTGGTGTCGATGTTCGAGGCGTTCTGAGCAGCCTGCTGCTGCGTCTGGGCGACGAGGTTCTGAATGGTGATCGAGCTGGGATCGAAGCCCATCGCGCCAGCCGAGGCCTTACCGGTGCCGATGCTGTCACGAGCCTTCAAGGCGGCGGTGTAGCCTTGCTGAATTAGGGACTTGTTGTCATAGATGTACTTGGACTGAACGTCCTTGTACTTGTAGGTCGCAGCGACTTGGGCGTCGCGGTGAGCGTCAGCGGCCTGCTGATTGTACTCATCGGTCGCCTTCTTCTGCGCTGCGTATTGCCCGATGGCCCCGACAACGCCGAGAGCCATTGAGGCCATCATCATGCACATGCTGAAATGTCCTTTGGTCAAATCGGCCGGAGCTTCGCAAACTCGTAGAACTCTTGGCCGTATGGAGGTAGTTGAACTTTGCGAAGGAAGGTGAACCCGAGCCAACGGAGCCACTGATGGTGGACCGTGTTGTTGACGAAGGTGTAGTTGTAGAACGCTTCCTTGCCTGTCTCTTGGAAGAGATCAGCCATTGTGTCGCGGGAATGCCGAAGGAACGGAATGCGGTGACGCTTGATCGCGTCGGTGCCGAGAAGCCAAACGGCTCCCCATCGCGGAGAGAAGCCCTCGCACACACCGAGGATTGCCCCAGGCTCGCGAGTGTCAGGCGTCAGTAGCGCCTTGCAGACGGTGGACGAGCCGATGCTCTGCAGCAAGGCTTGGAAGGGTGTGAGGCCGCCGGCCCCACACTCTTCGATATCCTCCTTGCGCATGTGTTCGGCGATGAAGTCCACATCGTCCATGTTGTAGGGACGAATGAGATCGTTCATTGCACTCTGGTTTGGGATTTGGGATGGTACATGGCCTGCCACTCCGCGGCCCCGAAGGCACACGGGAACGGCGTGTCGTTCGACAGGACCATCTTGACCTTGTAGTTCTCCGACATGATCGGAACACGCAGCTTGCCTGTCGCAACCGGCTGTCGACCAAGCTCGTTGTCCGAGCCTAGGACTTGGCCGGAGAACTTGGTGACGTAGGGATTGCGGCCCGGGAGCGTCACGGTCACGTCGAAGTAGGACGTGTCGTGATATTCGAGGGTCAGGTAGCGAAGCTGCAGCCGGCCATCCTGGATCACCTGATAGCCGTTCGTGGTCTTCTGACGCATGTAGAACGTCGAGAACTCGAACGACATGGTGTACGGGATGCCGAGCGTCGCGGACGGGAACGGTCGGGCGTCGCCCTCGACCAAGACGTGGGTGGTGTCAACCAGCTCGACAGCGGGTCGGAAACCGGTGACGTTGTTCTCCACATCCTTGAGGATCAACTCAGGAGTGGTCGATACCGGATAAGGAAGTGTAACGAGGGTCTTGTCGGTCGACGGATCATAGACCATATCAGCAGTGCTGATGGAGGTCCGGCGATCGAGCATGACCTCGAAATCCTCATCGGTCTTCCACACCTGTTCATCGACCCGGACCTTCTCAAGGAAGGTCGAACCGTTGCGCTCGACCAGGAGATACAGGAAGTTGCCTGAGAAGTCGGCCCAATGGATTCGGGTCGCGTCATTGAACTTCCAGATGCCCCACGAGTTGAGCACCTTCCGCTGGTCGGTCCAGTAGAACTTGTAGACGTAGAGCCAGTTCGGGTTGCTCTGCGAGTGAGACACTGCACACTGGCAACGGTTACTCGCCGCCATGAAGTCCACGTTGTTCGGGATCACCTCGGGGATTGGTGCGGTCACCTCGTCGGCGTCGTCGGTCGTCGCGTTGTCAACCGGGTGGAACTCGTACAGCTTGGCGTACTGATAGTCCGACCGGTCGTCCACGAAGTAGACCGAGTTGCCGACGTTGCGGGGCCGCACACGGGTCGAGACGTTGAACGATGCCGTGTATTCCACGCGGGTCGTCTTCTGGCCCACATAGTTCTGGTAGGTCAGCCGAAACTGATCCTTCTCCGACAGGAGCAGGAAGTCGCGGTTGTACGGCACGGCGTGGTATAGGATGTCCACGTTGTTGTGGAGCGCCGCGATGTCGATAGGGTCGCTGTCGAGGAGCTGGGCACACGTGGTGCGATAGAAGTTCTCGTAGTTGCCGGCCTCCGACAGGATCACGTTCTCGTCGGCCAGGAAGCCCATGCGGTTGGTGAACGTGAACAGGTCGTTGATCGGATAACCGACGAACGAAGGCGTCCGGCTGCTGTCAGCGTTGCCGGCCTTGCGGCCTTCCCACACATGGGTGGTGAAGGTCCACGAGCCGTCCGCGTTGCGGATCAGGACGTGAGGCATGCTGTCGGGATCGAGCGCTTCGCCGCAGTTCCAGCCGACTGTCTCTTTCCACACGCCCTTGTCATAGACCACATAGTAGTCGTCGTTCTGGGTCGTGAGGTCGGCCGCGATGTTGAAGATGCGACCGTTGAACATGTTCGGCATCAGGTCGGAGAAGCTGGGCACGACGTTCACGTAGGCCCGCACCATCTTGTCACCGTTGCCGCCCTGGGCCGAGATCGTCCAGCCGGGTTGGAAGTTGGTGATGGTGATGCAGGAGCCGTCGAGCAGCGTCGAATAGCCTCGGGCCGCGAGCTGGCTGCGGAGCTTCGCCGCGATCTGCCCGGTGTCGGGACACGGCGCCGTGGCGTCCATGACCTCACCAGTGAAGGTGTTGGTCGTGGAGCCGGTACCGCCGCCAGCCGGCGTCAGCACAGCAGCAACGAGCTGGCCGTTGATGTAGCAGGAATACCACGAGTTGTACGCTGCCTGCGTCACATAGAACGTGGCCATGTAGGTAGGATCAAAGCGGAGCTGGCCCGGGATCGGGCTCTGGCTCTCACCAGTCGCGTAGGCCCGGGTGACAACGGTGCGGTTCACGATGAACGTGAAGTCGCCCAGCGTCAGGAACCGGAAGGTGTCGACGGGCAAACGGCTGGTGTTGAGATAGCTGGCACCGTTCGGGAAGCTGACAGGCTGCACTGAGCCAGTGTCGAGGTTGACGACGGTCAGCGCTCCGCTCTGCACGGCGACCAGATAGCGGTAGCCATCCTCGCGATCGATGATGTGCCCGGCTGTGCCTCTCGGAAACAGTCGGTTCAGGTTGGCAACATGACGGGTCGGCGGACGCTTCTGGAGACCGCTGACAACGGATGGCCATGCGTTCTCCATCTCCTTGCACATGTTCGGCAGCCGCATTGCTGCGGGCTGCTGGGACATGCCGCCGATGAGGTTCGGGATTGAGGATGAGACGAGAGGCATCAGTATGCCCCTCGCGAGAAGTGACCACGGTTCAGGATCGACGCGGCCGACCAGTTGTCCTTCAGGACGTTGGCTCGCATCGTGCGGGCCTCTTCGTCCATGAGGACGGCCCACGCGCGTTGCTCGTCAGCCTCGTTGAACTTGTAGAGGGTGTCGGAGCCGAGCGAGCGCTGCTGGAAGATACGAGCGGCGCGGATCGCGATGAACTGCTTTGCCGTCAGCGGGAGATCATCGAACTCCAAGAGGACGATGAGCCGCAGCGTGACAGGCTTGGTGAAGACGTAGGAGGATCGGTCCGTGTCGAACAGACGCAGACCACGCTGCACTACGTTGTCTAGGATGCCATCATCCGGGACCACCACTGTGATGGTGTTCTCCGGGAGCACGATGTTTCCGGACTTGTCCGGGGAAAAGGTGTGGGTCTCTGTGTTCCAGAACCAACCGATGGTCTGGACACTCTCCGAAGTCTCGTCAACGATGTCGGACGCCATCTGAGCGTCAACGGCAGCGTCTTCTAGGGAGTTGATAACAGGCTCCCCCATCGCTGACAGGCAGATATTCACCGCCTTGAGCTTGTTGGTCGGTGCAATGGATACGGTCAAATGAACCCCCTAAAGGAATGAAAAAAGCGGAGGTGGATTTCTCCACCCCCGCGTTGTTACTTACGCTAGCGTAACGATTAGGCCGCGCGGATTTCGTAGATGCACTCCGGGCGGAGCACACCATGACCGACAGCCATCTTGGACACCATGAGGGTGCCCTGCCGACGGATGTCGTAGTCCATCTCGCTCGCCAGATCGAGCAGCTTCACGGTACCCAGAGCCTGCGGGTGATAGAACAGGCCCGTGGTATCCGTCGCGTCAACGGCGTACTTGCCGTTGTAGTCCGGATAGATGGATTGAGTGTCCTGGTTGGTGTGGTCGAGCGACAGGTTGTTGGTCTTCACGATCTGGAAGCCAGCAACGGTCTTGACCTTGCCGTCCGAGAAGCTGCCGTTGTTGCCCGGGTTGTACCACAGGTTCAGCAGCTTATCGCTGTTCACCAGCGCGTAGTACACCGCCGGACCCACGAGGAACAGACGGCCGTCCTCCGGGATGTTCGCCAGATCGAACGCGGTCGCGGCAGCGAACGCAGCGTCGACGATGGTCTGCACAGACGGCGTCGCACCGATCTTCACCGAGGCGGCATTCTTCTGGCCGACAGCACCGACACCGAGGCCACCCGGGCCGGTGTCACGGGCCGCCTTGACAGCCAGCGACAGCAGGTTGCGGTCGTAGGTCTGCGCAAGGGCGTCGCCCATCTGACGCGAATACTCGCTGCGCACCTCGAACTGGCTCATGGCCTCGTCGATACGCGAGATGAAGGTGTCCGCGATCAGCAGGTCGTCGATGGTGATGACCTTCTCGTCCTGCTGGATGGTAGCGCCGGTGATTTCAGTACCCGGAGTGTGGTAACGGGCCTTGGTTCGGCCGATCGCCGGGAACTGAGCCGACTTGCCGGACGAGATGTTCCGGATGCGGGTCTTGTCCTTCATGATGGTCTTCGTGTTGAACGTGGTCAGCACTTCGCCCGAGAAGACCTTCAGGAAGAGTGCGCGAGTGTCGCCAGTGCCGAGCTGCTGGCCGATACGAGACGGGTTGGCATTCGCCATAGTATGTAGTCCTTGAAAATGGTGAGTTGCGTTGTTGGTTTTGGTTTTGCGAACTCGTTGCCCATTCGAAGTTGTCCGATGCAGACGCTCCGCAGAGACGGCTGGTCGGGCTTGGACGGATCAAAATTGTCGCGGGAATCACGGTCACCTAACGGTGCCGGAGGTGCCGATTACTCGGCGTCTCTCTATGAGCGCTTGGGCTGCTTTATGCGGTTAGCATGCACCGACTTGATAGAGAGGTTTGAAGCGCGGTTGGCGGTCTTGAGCTGAGACGATGACATGCTCGCAAGCATGTGCTTGTGATCAATCTCTTTGCCCTTGACGGCTTTCTCACCGTACTTCTTGATCATGAGACGACGGGCTCGCTTCCGAAGAATGTTGGCGAGCCGTCGCTTTGGGGTACGCGAAGCTGCGTATTCCTTCGCGTAGTCACGAGCCATGGGCGATCCTTAGAAAATGTCGGATCGGGCCAGCTTCGCTTCGACCTGTCGGCGGAATGCCGGGTCAGTGTTGTAACGAGGGTCAGCCATGTCGCGCTCCATCTCAGCGACCGACTGATATGCAGCCGGTGCCGTCTTGGAGGAAGTATGACCCTTGACCGTGGTCTGCGGTTCGAAGCCGACCTGACCATCGTATTGAGCCTTGAGGCCGCGCACGGCGAACATGATTGCGTCCATGTCGGTGCCGTTGACGGTCTTGTTGAATGCGGCGATCTCCTTGGGCGACAGGTTGTCACCGGCCCATTCGATCATTGCCTGATAGCTCTCCTCACCGCCGACAGAGGCGTAGACGGCTTGCGAGCGCTGAGCGAGGACCGCTTCCTGACCAGCGATGAACTGGTTCACGAGGTCTCGCGGATAGCCCGCCTTTTCAAGCGAGGCGAACTGTTCGTCGGTGAGCGAGCCGCTCTCCCAATAGGACTTCGACAGTTCGTTCAGGTCGAGGCCTGCCTTCTTGGCAGCGTCGTCGGCGACCTTTCGAGCTTCGGTCTGGTCGCCTTCCTTGGCTTCCACATCCTGCTCTTCGTCGCCTTCCTGATTGGCGTCGTCCGTGTTCTCGTCTTCCGGGGTCTCTTCGCCGGACTGCTCGCCGAGCTTCTTCTCCAGCTCAGCGTAGGCCTTGGCGAAATCCTCCTCGGTCTTGAACTTCGCGGGGAGCCACGCGGGACGGTCCTTGCCTCCTTCCGGAGCAGCCGGCGCGGCGCCGTTCGCGTCGAGCTTGGCCGCTTCCTCTTCGAGGGTCGGTCGTGCAACATCCTTTGAGGTGTCGATGGACACCGCTAGCGTTTCAGACATTCAGATCCTTTAGGTCAGATGACGGAGGCGTCTGCCTACACGTCGGAGCAAAGCGGTGGCACCGTAACCGATGCCAACGCCTGCGATGATGATGATGATGGTCACTTGGCGCTGTCCTGTGCGGACGCAGCCAAGTCCTTGTTCTGCATCGTCTGGTCGCCGAGCGACTTGACGATTGCCGGTGCAGCCTTCCCAGCGATGTCAGCGAGCATCTGGCCTTGCTTCATCTGCTCAGCCTGCTGTTGCTCTGCCGCGATCTCGTCGGGCGTCTTCACGATGTCGTCCGGATCGATGCCGAGCGACGACGCCACGTGGCTGATGAAGCCTGACGGCTTGAGGAACTGCGCGATCACTTCGGGACCGAGCGGCTGCAGCACCTGCAGGAACGCAGTGTACTTCTGCAGATCGTGGCCACGGCCGAGCGCTTCCAGACCGGTGATGATCACCGGCTTGACGACGCCCTGGGGGAGCTTGGGGAGCTTCTTCGCCTTGGTCATCCGATCCATGATGCGGACGACGAAGGGATACTGGAACTCCTGCGCGAGAATCGAGTACACACCGCCGAGAGCGTCTTCCAGCTCCGACGCCATGAAGCGAACCTCTTCGGCAGTCACTCGCTCAGCTTGACGCTGGACGGAGCTGTTCATGAGGAACGCCTGTGCGAGGCGGCTCTGGATTTCCTTGGCGGCGTTTGACGCGATGGTGAGGTCGGCCTGCTTCTGGGACTGGACGACTGTCACGTCGCCTTCTTTGCCGGTGATCACGTCACCGTTCTCCGCTTTGCGGAAGCTGTCCAGCTTGGTCAGGCCGTTCGGGTTCAGCAGGAAGACCAACCGGGCTGCAGCAGCGCTGCCTTCCACGATCGCCTTCGACAGACCTTCCAGCGAGATCAGGTCGCCGAGGTATTCCTCGACGTAGGATCGGCCGTAGTCCTCACCTTCGACGGTGTTCCAGCGCAGCGCCAGGAACGGCGGCTTGTCGATGGGCCATGCACCGTGCGAACCCGGCACGATCACTCCGTTCAGCTCCTGATAGCTCCTCCACATGGGAGTGCCCAGGGCTGGATCGGTGCGATACCAGCGGGTGAAGAGTTTGATGGTGCGGTCGGGGCTGTCAGCGTCCTTGCGCTGATCCTCCCGGCCATCCTTGTTCTTGTCCTCGTTTCGTTCCAGCTTGGCACGTTCGGCATCGTCGAGCAGCTTCCGCTCCTTCTTGGAGAGGGCCATCGGACTTAGTTCGTCCTTGGCGATGCAGTCGATGACGTTGCCATGCACGTCGCGCTTGACGACGTAGCTGTCCAGCCGGAAAACTCTTACCCCACCTTCCTTCGGCATGGACACGAGGACGTTTCCAGCAACGATGAGGTGCTTGAACGCGAGAAAGGACGGCGAGCGAGCGCCTGATCCTTCGATCTCGGCCATCACGGCACGTTCGATCTTGGACAGGCCAGCCTCGATCACCTCCTTGCCCTGACCGTTGTTGCGGGCCAGTGCATCGGCTGTGAAGTCGTCAATCTCTAGTCGGAAGAAGGGAGCGTTGGGGGGAAAGAGTGCAAGCAGCAGCTTGCTCGCGAGGTTGTTGACACCTCTTGCACCGATGCCCTGCCACGGCGTGTAGTACACCGTGGACTTACTATGACCCGCAGGCGGGATCAACGTGGGGATCGTCAGCTCCGCGCAACGGCGGGCTCGATCCAGAAACACGAGGCGATCGGATTCGAGCATGTCATAACGCTGTTCCAGCGTCACGGACATCTCGTTCATTGAGTAACCTTAGTCGGGAATGGAGAGACCAGACGAACTCGAGTTGGAGTTGCTCTGGTTGATGCCGAGCGTTGACGTTCGGTAGCGCCGCGTTCCTGCGGACTGCATGGCCTGCTGACCTGACTGCGTCGGTGCGCTCGTCTGCGGGGCCTGTTGTTCAAGCACGGGCGGCGGAGCCGGCGGCGGGGTCGGCGGCGGGGATGCTGGAGCGCTATCACCTCCAAAACACATTGTGCTATTTCCTGAGTATGTTTTCTTGTTGTTGTTCGTAGAGGCGCTGCAGATGCCGAGTAACCTCGGCTGCGCCCCGGTTGAACCAGATCGACCGATCGTTGTCGGTCAGTTCTGGGAGACGGTCAGGAAAGAGCCGCTGGAGATAATCCAGCAGCTCCTTCGAGACGTATGGCGTGTTGAGATCGTCCATTCGGGCGGACTGTCAGGTTTCCTTCCAGTTCGAGAGCGTGAGACAGAGAACGATGCCGACGATGGCGAAGATGATCAGGTCACTGTTCATACGCCGCAGCTCCCGCCACGATTGGTGATGGAGCAGATGTCGTGGGTCTCGATGCTCTCCTCAAATTCCTGCCCTAGTGCAGCCTTCGCGTCAGCGTAAGCGACAGGCGTGAGCGGCTGACCTCCACGGCAACCATCGCTAAAGCAAGTGAAACCGCGAAGACGGTGAGCATACCGAGCAAGACACTCAGCGAAAGGACGCACAGTGTCAGGATTGTTGCTCTCGCTGCCCCAAGCAGGCAGGTTGATTGTCGACGAAATCGACTGATCCACGTAGTCCTGGATGTCGGCTTGGAACTTGATGCGGCGTTCGTAGTCGCTTGCGAGGTCGAGGGCACTTTCGATGTTATCCGGTGAAACTCCATGTACATTGATCAGCTCCTGCGCCGCGCTGTCGACGACGTATTGGTAGTGCCACTTGGTGCCCTTCAGGTATCGGCGCTTGTAGGCCACGGCGAACAGCGGCTCGATGCCTGTGGTGGTGCCGGCGAGAATGCCGATAGTGCCGGTCGGAGCGATGGCTCGCTTGGCGATCGGACGGGAGACTGCCAGATAGTCGGCGTACGCATCGGCGGTGCTGTTGCTGACGCCCTCGTAAACGGAGAGCCAGCGGTGAAGCTCCGGCGTGACCTCGTAGCGCTGACCGCGCTTGATCAGCCACTCGTGGATGCCCATCAGGCCCAGGCCGAGCCGGCGGTTCTTCGCGCGGACTTGGTAGACCTTCTCGTACGGCAACTGCGCCTTGAGCGTTCCGCAGAGCAAGAACATGGTGGACAGCGCCACCACGGCTTCCAGCTCTTCGATGCTGTCGATGCGGCCGAGGTTGAGACTGCCGAGGTTGCAGACATCGCTGTCGTCCTCGGAGCAGACCTCGGTGCAAGCGTTGCGCAGGGTCTCCCGTTCCTTGTCGAAGAAGTTGAACGAGAACCCAGGCTCAGCCGTTTCGAGCGCCTGCCGGACGTTGTTGAGGAACACCTCGCCAACGTCGCCGGTCTTCCAGAAGTCGGTCAGCCACTTCGTGTCGTAGTTGACCGAGATGTTGGTCATGTCGAGCGGCGCAGGGAAATTGAAGTCCTGCTGCTTGATGTCCCAATAGGTCAGACCAGACGTGCCGATCGGCATATGCTGCCAATCCTTGGCGCGGATGAACGCGGGGATGTCGCTGTGCTGCCAGTTCAACGAGGCGTAGATCGCCGAGCGGCGGGAGCCACCCTGCATGACCTTGCGGCCGATCTCGTTGACCATCTGCATCTTCGGGATAGGACCGGAGGCGAAGCCGCCAGTGCGGGACAGCAGTGAGCCTTCACCGCGGTAAACGGAGTAGTCAGCACCGATGCCGCCGCCCGTCATCAGAGCACTCTCGGCCTTCCACGAGAGGTTCGCCCAATCTTCGCGGGTGTCTTCCTCTGCGCGGAGCAGATAGCAGTTGTTGTAGAACTTGGCCTCGCGGCCGGCATAGTAGAGATAGCGACCGCCGGGGATGAACTTCATCTCCTGCATGTACGTGGTAAGCTGGGCCAAGTCGCCTTTGGACATATGGCCGTCACACACGTCATACACGAGCGTCCGGCAGAGGTCGTTCCAGGTCTCGCAGCCTTCGTGGCGATACTTCTGGTTGAAGATCGTCTCGCTGAACTGCGAGCGGAACATGGGGTTGGTGTTAGAACGGAACGTCAATCAGCGTCTCCAAGACAGTAGTAATCGTGCATCGAAACGGGAGTGTGGCCGCTCCACATGGGATCGGTGTGTGCGTCCATCGGCTCTCCGCAGCAGCAGGTGTCGTGACAGCCTAGCGCGGCGTTCGCGCAAGGCTCTTGGTCGGGCTCATTCACCGATCGTCACCGTCGCCTTTGACGACGCCACGGGCCTTCCGGTCGATCAGCTTGGTGATATTCATCTCGGCGACCTCCTGAAGGGTGTAGCCGATGTCCCGCGCAAGGCAGGCGATGTACCACTGGACGTCGCCAAGCTCCTTCGCGAGGGCCTGACGGTCGAGGTCGCGTCCGTCACGGATTGTCTTCTTCAGCTTCTCCGCAATGCGGCCGGCGGCCATCAGCAGAGTGAGCTTCTCTTCGACTTCACCGCTCTCGCCGATGAGGCCGAGAGCTGGGTAAGTGATCGCAGCATCTTTCGGATAGATTGCGAATGAGACGGCAGCGTCCTGGTACTGGTTGAGCGTCGCCCCGAAGGCGAGGAAATCGTGAGCCGGCGAAGCTTGCATGGATCAGTGCAGTCCCTTGTAGGTCAGATAGCCGCCGAACGCGGCGAAGATGATGAACATTGCCGAGACGAGGATTACGTCCACTCCGTGCTGGGTCACTGCAGCGTTCCTTCGTCTTCGCGGATGATCTCGTTGAGCAGTTCGCGCAGGAACACAGCCTGCACCGGGGTCAGAAGGACGACATCGCCCTTACCGTCGTGGATCTGACGCAGGGCCAGTCGCTCGCACCGGTCCTTCCAGTGCAGCTCGATGTCAGCGTCCTTGCCGCTGTCGTCGAGGATGGTGACGACATCGGTGTCGCCAATCCGTTCATAGGTGATCAATGGTGTCCTCCGTGTCAGGAATTTCGATGAAGGCCTCGTAGGCTTTGGCCTTGAACTTGTTGGCGATGCGCGTAGCGGTGCCACGAGTGCGGTAGACTTTGCTCGTCGTGCCGACGTACCGCGACCCTGTTCGGACGAGGCCGGCGTCACCACGAACCACCCAGCCGACTGAGAGCTTCATAGTTCGACCTCGCCCTTGAGCTGCTTGATCCGGGACTGGCAGTAGTTGATCGCCTTCTCCAGATCGATGATCTCGCTTTCGGTCGCGTCCTTGCCTTCGTAGAGTTTGAAGCCGGCCCGGCTGACGTACTTGATGACGTTGCCGCGCCAGAACTCCATCTTGTTCCGGAGGATGAAGACCTTCGGCTGGATGGCCCAGCGCGTGTAGTGCGGCGGGTTCTTGACCACGTCGGTCTCGGGAGTGATCCGGCGGGTCAGGAGGTTGAGTTCGTCAATCGGGTTCAAATGAAGCTCACCTTCTTGTCTTCGATTGCGTTGAGGATGTTCTGGGGAGCCCACTCGTCGCCATCGACGGTGACGAACGGGACGTTCAGCCGCTCGCCGATCTCGCGGAGCGACACGTCAACCGAGCGAGCGCTGTCTTCAGACCCACGGCGACCGTAGGGCTGGTATGGCTTCACGCGGTTGATGAAGAAGCTGGCGTTGCCGGCGTAGCTGTTCCACTCGCCCTTGATGTACTCTTCCAGTTCATCCAGGTCGGCGTTGGTGTACTTGCCGTAGTGCAGCGCGAGCGGCAGCGGGCTGTCGGTGATGATCCAGTCCACCTTAGAGCGAAGCCGCCGTTGCCGGCGGGCTTGCTCCAGAGTGACGGACCACTGGTTCTTGAGGCTGGGGAAGTCGCCTTCGTAGTGAAGGTCCTTCGCATACTCGGTGACCAGTTCGACTTTGTAGCGCCGCGTCTTCATGAGGAAGAACAGGCCGGCGGCGGTGGTGGATTTGCCAGCGCCGGGGCCAGCCCAGAGGTTGATCACTCGGGCCGTGCCGGTGGCTTCCATAGTCGGATTTTTCCTGTCTTGTGGTTGAAGTGCGGGTGTCGGAGGATGAAGGCCATGCGGGCCTGCAGAAGCGCGTCAGCCTCGGTCTGGCCGGCAGCGACGAACGTGTTGAGGATGGTTTCCCAGCAGCACGACACGGCGTCACCGGAGAGGTGCGCGTTCTCGTCGATTGCCTTCTGGATGATCTTCTCGGCCTTGACCGGCCCGATGCCGGGACATCCTGGGTAGTTGTCCACCTGATCGCCCGTGAGGGTCTGCGTCAGGAACCAGATGTCGGCGTCGGTCTTGGTCTGCTCGACCTCGTCACCATCGACCAGATGCACTCCGGGGATGGTTTTCAGATCCTTGTCCTTCGACCAGATGACGTGACCTTTCTCGCTGGTGGCGAGGATGCCGATCACGTCGTCGGCTTCAAGGCGGGGCAGATGCTTGACGTTCTTGCGTTCGATCACCTTGCGAACGAACGGCCAGTAGCCAACCGGCTTGCGAGAAGACCGGTTGACTTTGTACTGGTCAGGATTCAGTTGCTTGCGGAAGTTGGCCCGTTCGGGATCGGAGAAGCAGAGCAGATAGTCGCCCTGCGAGGTCTCCGCCATGAGCTTGTCGACGGAGTTGTTGAACAGCCTCCGGGCCTCATTCAGATCGCAGTAGATTTGCCAGACGTCAGGCTCAAACTCCACCTCCTGCTGAGCACTGCTTACGGCTTCGTAAGCGAGAATGTCAGCGTCGATGAGTAGTGCCATTGTTCTCCTTAGTGGGTCTCCGCCCAATTGCGACCGATCTTGTATTCGCCGGTCAGCGGGACGCGAATGTTGAAGTAGTTGCCGGCGCGGGTAATGCACTCAACGGCAAGCTTGCCGAGGTCTTCGGCGATTTCGGGATCACACTCGAACTGAAGTTCGTCATGGACCCAGGCGAGCTGCTGGACGCGGCCTCGCCAGTCGTCAGGCATGGCGAGGTCTAGTTCGACCATCCAGCGCTTGCACACCAAAGCTCCAGCGCTTTGAAGCAGAGTATTGAGAGCAGCATGGGCACTCCGAATAGTAAGCCGACGCCCATCCAGTCCAACCAAGTAACCTCGACCAGAGGCTCGCTTAACGCCCTCAATGAGTTTGGCGAGGGCAGGAGTTCGTTTGAGAAACCGTTGTTTGAGCGTTCGTCCATGTGCTGCACCTTTGCCGACGATGCTCCCGATCTTCTCGGGGCCAGCGCCGTATAGGAAGGCGTAGATGAAGGTCTTGGCCTGATTTCGGGTCTCAAGGCCTGCTGCCTTCTGGTTGATGGTGTGAACGTCACCCTCGACGACTTCCTTCGCGTAGGCGCCTTTGTCGTGCTTCGCCATGAAGTGCGCGAGCATGCGCAGCTCCAGGCCCGACACGTCGATGCCGACCTGAACGCGGCCCTTCGACGGACCAAACAGGGAGCGGCATTCCTTGCCGTACGGGGTGCCGCATGCGGGCACCTGGGCGATGTTGGGTGACTTGTGAGTGGCACGGCCGGTGACGGCACCATTGGTGATGCACTCGCCGTGGATTTTGCCGTTGCGCTCGTATTTGAGCCAAGCGCCTTTGCCCTCGGCGAGCATTCCGATCCGCTTCTGGATCATGAAGTATTCGGAGAGCAGCTTGGCCTCGGGCCACGGCAGGCTTTCTAAGATCGTTTCGTCGATCTTCGCCGAGCCATCCGGCGTGTATTCTCTGGGCTCCCATCCGCGCAATGCGGACAGGCGGTTCGCGATGTGGTGACGAGACCCCGGATTGAACTCCATCCGTTTGGTCTTCATCACCGGGACGCCTTTGACGTACCCGAGCTTCGCGTTGTTGACCTTGGGCGTGAACCAGCCGATCTCTTCATCCCACGGCGGGAACACTTCCTGCAGCTTCTGCTCCAACTCGTGGCGCTTAGCGATCAGCTCGCCGGCCAGCCGTTGTGCGTCGGTGACATTGAAGGTGAAGCCGTATCGTTCCTGGTTGGCGACAATCCACGCGACGTGGTGCTCCAGTTCGCCGGAGCGGCCGAAGACGCTGGGATCGTCTTGATCGGCTTGTCGGGTTGCGTCATCGACCGTTCGGCGCTGAGCACGGGCGACCGCCAACAGGAGCTGCCAAAGTCGGATGGTGACCTCGACGTCCTGGACGTTGTAGACCAGCATCTCATCGCAGAACTCTTCGAAGCCTCCGTCGTAGTCGCCCTTCGGGAAGCCGAGGCGTTGGCCCCAGGCCTTCAGCGAGTGAGAGCCGTACAGCTTGGTTTCGAGTGGTGATTGCAGGCCGTTCTTGTCGCCACGCCATTTGTCACGGTCGCGGTCGCCGATGTCGGCGAACAGAAGTCGCGAGAGAACCAGGGTGTCGATTACTTTGGTCCGCTCGATTACGAACCAGGGAAACAGCTTCTGAATTGCGGGGATGTCATACTTGATGACGTTGTGGCCGATTAGGAGGTCGGCTTCCATCAGGAGCCGGAGGCCCTGTTCCACCTTATCAGGTGTGAACTTGTATCGCTTTCCGGTGATCAGATCGACGAAGGCCAAGCAGTGCAGCTTGGTGATGGCCTCAAGTAGTCCATTGCCTTCAAGGTCGAAGACCAACCACAGTCTTCGTAGTAGCATTCATTCTCCGTTGTTATTGCCCTCCATCAATTCAAGCGCGACGCGGTACGCATAAATCTCAGCGTCCAGCAGGAGCGGATACTCGGGGTTACCCGCCCACTTGGCTTGCATCTTCAGGGTGTTTGCGAGCCGCTTCTCCAGCAGCTCCTTCGTGACGTGCGCCGGACGCTCGATCATTTGTCGGGTCGGGATCGCACGAAGCGCGGGTGACGGAACTTGCCGTCGACAGTCAGGTGCATGCACTCGACTTCGATGGTCGACCCGATGACGGGCGCCAACTCGGGCGTAGGCCTCAGACCTACTGCCGCATGTTCATTGATCATGCAGTAGCGAAACCAGAAGTCGTAGCGTTCCGCATCCGAGAACCCGGTGCCGACCTTGCCCATCGGTGTGACCAGCGCACCCATGCGGCCCTTGTGCTTTCCGGTGCCCTCGATGATGCCTGTTACTTCCACGTCGTAGGTGTAGGTCGGCTTGACCTTCAGCCAGGTATCGCCCTGACGCAGGACCAGGCCTTCGTTGCCATCGACGATCGTGGCCCGCATGAGCGTCTTGATCGCATCGGCGGTCGGGTTGATCAGCCGAGGACCGCGCAGACGCTTGTCGAGCGGATCGAGAGAGAACAGGTGCTTCGGATCGACCGGGCGATCCTTGGTGCTGGCGCGGGTCTTCTCGATGGTCTCCTTGAAGGAGCCGCAGAAGACTTCCACATCTTTCGCCACATCGACGTTGCAGGTCGGGATGTTGTAGAGCGGCTTGCCGTTCCGACTTTCCCAGCGCTGCAGCTTGTCGTTCCAGAGCGCACGGACGCCGTCGATCTTGATGGTGACGGTCCACTCGCCCTTGAGGTCCTTACCGGACCAGTTGCGAGCCTTGATCATGCGTTCCAGAACCTCCGAGCTGCGGCCTCGGCGGTCTCGCCGGGGAGACGGAAGTCCCGGACCTTCATCAGGTCTTCGAGGGTGTTGTGGGTGGCGAGGACGCCCTTCGCATCCAGCGGACCGGTGCGAATGATGCGGGCTTCACAGTCCACGTAGGTGACGTTCATGACCTCGTCGAACGACACCTGACGGAAGTCGAGCGCCGGCCGACCCATGCACGGCATGCGGAGCCGATCGAACCCACCCTTCATGTCGGGCTTCGGGAGCGTCCCGAGGATTCGGTTGGTGTTGACTGCATCGACGACTTCGACGCGAACCTCGTAGCGTTGCTGCGAACAGCACGGATTGCAGAGGCAGTGCGGGCACATTTGGACGCCCATTAGTCCTTCTCCTGGTGGAAAGCGCAGACGTTCTTGGCTGACACGATGCGCCGACGCGGATCGTTCACCTGTGCGATGAAGGCAGGCAGGCGGATTGAGCAGACGAGATGGAGGCCGGTCAGTTCGGTGAACCGGCAGTTGCCGCAGTTGGGCGTGACTTCCACATCGTCGACGATGACGAGTGAGGCTTTCGCCCCACTCATCGTGTTCTTCTTCGCAGCCTTAGCCATTGAGCTGCGCGTTCACTTTCGGCTCAGTCCCACGGATGTAGTACCGCGAGTAGACTTGTCCCGTTGTCGGGTGATGCCGGCGAACCTTGATCAGATCGTAACCAGCCTCGCGGATGTCAGCGATGCGGCGGGTGAACGACTGGACGCCATAGTCGATGAAGGCCTCGCGCTGCGAGATCGAACCATGGACTTGGATGTGGTTGAGGATTTTCTCGTTCTGGGTCATGTACTAACCGTTACGTTTGTGTAAGCGTTGGAAAAGAAAGCGGCTGTCAGAGGTAGTCGCTGAGATCGATGGGTTCCAAACCATCGTCATCATCACCTGCGTCGTCCGCCATCGCTTGCGCGATGCCGTACTTGTCATGGAGGTTCTGCTCCATGGCGATCAGGTCTTGCTGGCTCATCAATACTCTCCTGCTGCTGCTGGCACTTCGGTGAGCCGGCCGGTCACTGTGTCGTAGTACAGCGAGCCCGCTGGCCCTGTTTCACCTGAGAACCGGTTCTTCAAGACACGAAGGTAGGTCTCATTCGGATTGTCGCCTTGCTGATTGCGTTCGAGGCCGACAACGATGTCGCTCAACTGTGCGATGGCGTGGCTACCGCGTAGTTGGCTGAGTGAGGTGTGTGCGCCTTCCTCATGGCCGCGTCCTTCGGGACGCTTGAGGTGGGACACAATGTGCAGGCTGATGCCGGTCTCCTGCACGAGGGTGCGGAGCAACGTCATAGCGCGGTCGATCAGCTTCCGTTCGTCGTTGTCCTCCTGCATTGCGGAGACGACGATGGAGAGATGGTCGAGGAAGATGTACTTGCAGTCGAGAGACCGGGCCATGTAGCGAACACGCGACACGAGCCGGTCAACTTCGGTCGAGCCGAAGTGGTCGTAGAGATAGACGCGGCCGGAGCCGACCGTCATGTTGAAGGCTTCACGCATCTGCTCTTCGGTCACGCCTTCGCGCGAGATGTGCAGACGCCTGTTGAGGTGAAGCCCCATCATCGCCAGTGCGGTGTGCCGCACGGCTTCTTCCAGCATGATCATTCCAACGGTGTGGCCTTGCTGCTGGACGTGGTTCGCGATCTCGCGGACGACGGCTGACTTGCCGATGCCGCTGCCGGCGGTGAGAGTGACCATCTCGCTCTCGCCGATGCCGTGGGTCTTCTCGTTGAGACAATCCCACGGATAGAGGATGCGTTTGGTGTTCTTCTCACTGATGACTTCGTCCCACAGCTCATCGCCGGAGATCACGCCATCGGGGCGGAACGTCTTGGCGTTCCAGATCGCGCGGATGACATCGTCACCCTTGCCCTTCTGAAGGCACTCGTTAGCGTCCTTGAATGGAAGGGAGGCAAGCTTCGCCTTGCCGGGCGGGAGCAGTTCGCAGCAATCCTTCGCTGCCTTCTGGCCGGGCTCGTCCATGTCGAACATGAAGATGACGCTGTCGAACCCGCACAGCCAATCGAGCTGTTCCTTGACGACCTTGGCGGCAGACTGCGCCCCGTTGGTGAGGGACACGACGGGCCATTTGTCGTCTTGTAGTTGCGAGACGGACAGAGCGTCGATCTCGCCTTCGGTGACCACGACCATCTTGCCCTTGTTGGGCCAGAGCCATTGGCCGTAGAAGCCGGTCACTGCTTTCGGGTCACCGACCCATTTGAACTTCTTGCCGGGCATCCGCACCTTGGCGGCGACAGGCTGTCGTTCGTCGTTCAGGTAGTAAGCAATCTGGTTGCCCTTATCGCTTACTCGGTACTGCCAGAAACGGCAGGTAGCCTCTCGGATTTTACGATCCGGAAGAGATTGCGCTTCTCCTTTGAACGTGAGTATTTCTTTCGGCTCTCCACCTTTCGCTGGTGGAGATGAGCTGAACGTAGTGACATCGCTATGTGATTGCGTCGTGCCATCTCCTTTCTCCCGGTAGCCACAGCCCACGCTGAAACAGTGGGCGTGGCCATCGTCGTATCGAACTAAGTTGTCGCGCGAGCCGCATTTCGGGCACGGCTCTTTGCCCACCGGATGGCTGTCGCCCATCAGGTCTCCTAGTACATGAGGTCGAAAATCTCCCCGGCGCTGCGCTTGACGTTGTCGTACTCAGCGCGGCTCATCGCACCTTTCCCACTCGCCACATCGAGCAGGTACTGCCGGATGAACTCGTTGCGGTGCGCTTCCCGTGCTGCGGTGAACGACTGGAACGGGGCGGTTAGCATCGTAAGCATTGTCTACTCCGATAGACGTAGTTGAGAGGATGAGTGCGAGCGCTGTTAGGACGCTAAAGGGGGACCACCGTTGGTGATCTGGTTGGTGAAGTCTTCGATCTCTGCCGCTGCGGCCTCGATCTTTCCCGCCACGTCGTGGATGCGACTGGTCGCGTTCGATGCCTTCTCCTTCGCCGCGATAAGGCGGTTCAGAGCGGCCTCGGCGTCAGCCTCGACTTGCTTCGGGATATCGTTGAGGGCCGCAGCCAGCTCCGAGAGCTTGGTCATGCGGGTTACCTGTGAAGGCGCCGGAGCCGATGTGGTCTCCTGTTGCGGAGCAGCTTCCGGCGGGGTTGTGATGGCGTCGTTGGTCGGGAAATACTTGTCAGCAGTCTTCCGCGCCAACTCAGCTTGAGCGGCGGTGTTGTATTTGATCATCGTGTTCCATTAGGTCCGGCCTTACGAGCACCCGGATTGCCGCTAGTCGTTCCTGCTGCAGCAGGTGCGGGAGTGAATTGGTGGTCCCCATGGATGGTGTCGAACCATCAACTCTCCAGTGGTGACACTGGCGTATTTTCCAACTTCTACTTCACGGGGTGGCTGGAGAGGCAGGGCTCGAACCTGCATATCGGGCGTTAACAGCGCCATGCCTTACCTATCGGCCACTCTCCAATGAGCTATCAGCCCAGCGCCGCTGTGCTGTTTGTCTCTACCGGCCATTAAGCGCACCGGTGTATGGTCTCCGGTTGGCCTCACCACGAGGCTACACGTTGGCCAGCACAGCGGGGCTGGGATGATGAAGAGGACTGGCCCGTACTGTCCAAGAAGAACAGCAGAGGGGCCAGCCATGTTAGTTACGGGTTCGCATCCAATTCGGCGAGGATCGCAAGAGCGAGCTTGCGAGCCTTCCGTTTGGTCACGAGAACGGCATCGCCGTTGTTCACGGTGAACAGGAAGTCGTCGTCGGCGACGTGCGCGACGGGAGCTTCGATGCTCAGCGTGTCGCCGTCCTTATCCACGACCTCGATGGTGCGGTAGGAACGGCCTTCACGGCATTTGAACTTCATCGAGCCCTCCGATCAGGCGGCGAAGCGCTTCGTCACCAGAGTGGCGGGCGGCGGCATGATGGTCGCGGACACAGTCTTGAAGACCACGAACTCGCCGCCGTACTGGCGGGCCATCTTCTCGGCGACGGCCTGGGCCTGCGCCTCGCTGTACAGCACCTTCGGATTGTGTGCCGGGGCGTAGTTGCCGTTGACCTTCGCGATCAGGATGTATTCGGCCGGAGCTTCCGGGACGAACTTCTCGAAGCGGTCGAGTTCGTACAAACCGTCAGCCTGACCGTAGCCTTTGGTCAGCCACTGGACACGGACCATGGTGACCGACGGAGAGACGCCGACGACGCGGGCGGTTGCACCTTTCATGGCCATCAGGCCAGTGTCGCGCACCAGACGGATGGTGTCGCCGATCTTGACGTCGCGGGCAGAGAGAGAGAGGTCATAGTGCTTTCCTTTCGATAGGATGCGTTGAAACGCTGCGTTGAGAAGTTGTTACCAGCTCGCGTCGAAGCCGCCCGAAGACGAGCTGTCCGAGTACGAGGATGAGGACGAGGAGCTGTCGCTCCAGCTAAAGCCGCTGTCCGAAGACGAGGACGAGCTGCTGGAGAACCACGAGGACGAGCTGTCCGACGACGACGACGACGAGTGCGACGACGGTGCTTCGTTGATGATCGTGGTGTTACCGCCGCCATGGCTTCCGCCACCGCTGTGCGAATGGCCGAGAATGTCGCCGAGGATCAGACCGGTGGCGAAACCGCCCATCGGATTCTGAACGATCGGAGACGGGGCATAGACCGGTGACGGTGCCGGCGCATATGACGGTGCCGGTGCAGCCGGTGCAGATGCCGGTGCGGTATAGGAGCTGCGGCGATACCAGGGCTCGATGGAAGCGATGGTGGTTTCCGCCGGGCGTTCGCCGGCCGAGACGGTCTTGGTGTTGGTCACCGGGTCATACACGGTGTGATAGACCGGGCGCTGAGCGTCGAGGCGATCACGCTGCGTGGAGCGGCGATACCAGAGGATCAGGCCGAGAGTGCCGACGAAGAAGATTGCCAGCACGAGCATGAAGCCCGTGCTCATGTGAACATGGTGCATGTTGTCCTTGAGGATGCAGATGCTTAGTCGATGCGGATGGTGAAGGACTTGAGGGCATTGCCGCAGGCAACACCACGAACACGTTCGCCCTTGATGTTCAGAGCTTCGAACGTGTGGTTGAAGATGATGCTGTCGTGCTCACCGCAGCCGAAGATCGGAGTGCCGGTGAGTTTCACGTCGGTGAAGCCAAAGGCGTTGATGGCCCGCACGGCATTCTCTTCCCCGCAACCTGCGAGGAAGAGTGAAGCCGTCAGGACCAGAGCGAGGCTGATCCGCTTCATGTCAGATCTCTTTGCCGTCCGGAGTGAGAGCGATCAGACCGCCGACGTAGGTGAAGCCGAGGTTGTTGAGGAACAGCGTGAAAGCATCGAGCATCTTCGTGAGCTGATCACCTTCCTCGCCGAGCGAGATAGTGCCGGACGTGACTACGCCGCCATCGCGACGCTGGAACGCCAGTTCGACATCGAGCTGGTAGTCATCGCCTACGACGTTCTCCGGTTCGACATCTTCGAACAGGTCGAGCTGTTTTCCGCCGTCCATTGGTTCTCCTGAGATATGAGATGGCCTTCCTGAGATAGGCCGGGTTGTCTTTGAAGTTTCCGAGGCCCCGGTTGCAGAGCTGGCAAATCACTCCGCGTACTACGAGGGTCTCGTGACAGTGATCGACGGTTGGTGCAGCGTTGGACCGGTGATTGCGCCGGTCGAACGGTGTTCCGCAGATGGGACAGAACGGATGCGCTTCGATCAGCGCATTCCGCTCTGCCAGTGTGATGCCATAGCGCCGCCGGTAATCCCGACAGCGACTAACCATCGATCAGCTTGTTCGGTCGCTTCGGCTCGCGCAGCCACGCTTCCGGAATGCTCCGGTCGGCGTAGGGGAAGCCGTGCTTCTCACACCACATCGCATACGTGGTCTTCGACTTCTTCCCGATGGTGTCTTTCGACCGGGAGAAGACGAAGCGGATGTCGAGGTCTGGGTGTTGAAGCTTGATCTGGATCATCTTCTGTCGATCCGGGGTCAGGAAGCGACCCTTGGTCTCGACGATGATGCCGTTGGGAAGGACGAAGTCGGGAGTGTAACGGGCTGGCTTCTGCGGCTTCGTGTACTTGATGACGTGCTTCTCGTATTCGAAGTCCACGCCAGCTTCCAGAAGCTCCTGAGCGACTTTGTCCTCAAGTCCGGAGCGGTAGCCGTTGATCAGTCCGTGCTGCTTAGTATTCGTCCTCGTCGTCCGCGGTGTTCGTTTCAGTCTCATTCGACGTTTCTTCGTCGTTATCGTTATCGTTGTCGGTCGGGACGTCGGTGTCCTCGCCGAGGTCGGAGCGCTTGAAGGAGCCGCCCTTGACGGCGTCGAAGCCTTCACCTTCCAGCTCAGCCAGATCGATGATCTGCACTTCGCGGATGTTCAGGCGACAGCCCATCTTGGCGACGCTGATCCAGCCCAGCAGGCGGATACGGGAGCCGCCGGTCACGCGGACGACGCCGGGAATCTGGACGCCGTCGCTGTCGAAGAACTTCAGCTTGTTCGGTTCGCCGTCCTTCGTCTTGCCGTAGGCCTTCAGACGGAACAGGACGTTGCCGGTCTTCTCGCCGTCCTTCACTTCGTCTTCGTACGGCAGGTGCTTCGGCTTGATGCCGCTCTCCTTGATCGCCTTCTTGACGAGGTCGATCAGGGGCTGCGCTTCCTTGGAAGAGACAGCCAGCTTGGTTTCCATCTGGCCGTCAGGATTGGGCAGTGAGCGTTCGCTCGCGTCGTCCCACTGGTAGGGCTTGTCGAGCTTCGGGTAGACGGCGATGCCGACCGGGGTGGTGTACTTCAGGTAGGTTTTCTTGGCTGCTGCCATTTCGCTTTCTATCGAGTGTTACCGCGAGGCGCGTTCTCGATTGCAGAGGTGTGCGCCTTGCGCTGCTGTTTGAGTTGCTTCCACTCGTCGAGCGAAACGACCTCGGCTCCTCGGTATGTGAGGAGCTTTCGGTCGAGGTCGACGATGTGGCGCATGTGATCGTTGAGTGAGACGCGCTGCATCACAGTCGGTCCCACAGGGTTTGCACGTAGTCTTCCCGCTCCGCCGGGGTCAGCCGGCGCATCGCGTCGTTGAACTCGGGCAAGGTCACGTCGTCGATCAGGCCGGAGGCGATGGCATCGACGATCACCTCTTCGATGTCGGAGGGGAGCCAGCGGTCCGCCCGACATGGGGCGACGCGGGAGGGATTGGTGGAGGTCATGGGAACATTCCAATCGAGGAAGTTTTGGTGGTGCTGTATGGAAGGGATAATCCTCCGATACCGCAGAAGCTCCATTTCGGGAACTTCTGCGATATCGTAACGATCAAGAGAAAAAGAACTCGCTCCGCAGGACACCCTGCAGATCGAGGCTTCCCCGGGTCGGGAGCGGTTTCAGCTCCAGCCCCTCGGTCAGGAGCAGCCGGTCCCTGAACTCGGCGAGCACGTCGCACCGCTCGTACATCTCGACGAAGGCGGGTTTGATGCAGGCCGACAGGAACTCGGGCATCCGGCTGGCGTGGACGCCGAAGCTGTCGTGGATCATGCAGAACGACGTGATCGGCCGTTCCAGCCGCAGACCCTTCATAATGGCTACCCGCAGGAGGCAGGCATCCATGGAGTGGACGAAGTTGGGCGCCACGGCCTGGGCCATGTCCTGGGCGTCCAGCCGATCGGTGGGCTCGTAGCGGACGAGCTGAACCCGTCCGTCGAGGTAGGTGTCGAGCTGCTTCTTCTTCATGTCGACCGCGTAGTGACGGACGAGGAAGCCGTCAGGCGTCACCCACGTCATGGCTCGCTCCATGGCGGAGCCGTCCATCTTGTTCGCCACCTTGACGTAGGCCCGTGCCGCGCCGGTCAGCCAGTCCATGGCTTGCCGACCCTTCACGACCACCTCGGCGATCGAATCCCAGATGTACCGGGACAGCATCGTGATGTGTGCCAGCTCGAACTTGCGGTGCTCTTCCTTCTCTTCTTCGGTCGCGTCGTCGGCCACGGTGCCCCACGGTACAGGAACGCCCTTGCCGAAGACTTCCTCCTGCAGCGCCTTGCGGGTGTACTCGATGCAGGACATGAACGTCCCGGCATACGGCACGACCATCACCTGACGCTTGGTGATCTTGCGGTTGATGCCGAGGCCCAGGAGGTTCTTGGCGATCAGCGCTGCTTCACCAGTGGTGGTCATCAGCTTCTCGTTCACGAGGTCGGCCACGTCCTGATAGATGTCGTGGCGTTTGTTCGACGGCGTGAGGTTCACAGCACGTCCGCCCTGATCATCGCGGAGCATGGCGCTGTAGTGCTGCAGACCGGAGCACGTCGCGTCGACCGGGATCACCATGTGCGACATGAAGCCGAAGCCCTCGCGCTGGAAGTCCCGCCATTCAAGGCAGGCTCGCAGGAACTGGAAGGGCTCGCTCGCCTCGGTCCAGCGAATATCCATGGTTGGATCATTCGCGATGCTGAGGATCATCTCCTCGTTATCGACCGTCCAATCAGCTCGCTCCTGCAACGAAACCTTATCGTTACCGTAAGCATTGGCGCAAGCGATGGCGAGCCAGCAGGCCTGTTCGTCACTCAGGATCGGCTCACCTTCTCCAAACTCCAGCAGGGCTTTGACGTGGTCTGGTCCCTGTGGATGCAAGTAAGCAGTGATCGGATAGGCTCTGCCTCGGCTGTCTAGGTTGTGCGGGAAGTAGATGCTCTCGAACTCGGAGAACTTGTTCGCCATGCTGATAGCAGCGAGCACAGCTTGCCGCTTCGACTTGACCTCACGATTAGCAGAGTGGATCAGGAAGCACTTGAGGTTGTGAGCCTTCGTCACGCGCTCATCGACACGATAGCCTTCAGGCTCCGGCGGGAGCGGCTTTGCATCCGCTGCCGGCAGACCAGCGAAGTCACCGCCGCGCTCGATCATCGCCCAGCGGAGGACGGTGAGAACTTCCTTGTTCACTCGGAAGGGAGTTTCCTGCAGAGCGTTGACGGCCGGGATGATCTGCGACCAGTCCCGCTTCATCATGTCGTCGACTTCCTTCCGGCCGGTGCGCTTCACCAGCGGATACGGACGAACCTTGTTGGAGATGTAGCCACCCCGGAACAGGTTATCCAACGACCACGGACGAGGCTTCACGACCATCGGCTTGTACATCATGTACGCCAACACGCGACGTTCCATCATCTTCTCGATGTGGTCCTGAAACTCCGGTGTCGGATCGACATAGACGCTGTCGGACGATGCCTGCACCAGTCCGGTGCCATCGCGAAACCACAGCAGGAGGATGTAGCCGACCTGTTGCTTGTCAGCGTCGTTCCACGTCTCCCAACTGATCTGCTCGGCGTCGAAGTAGTTCTTGATGGTCCGCTTGCGCCAGTCGCGGGGATAGGAACGTCGGTCGAACTGCTTGAAGAGCTTCTTCAGCAGGTTGCGCCGTTCCTTGGTGTCGTTGAAGTGACGCAGACGCACCTCATCGTGGATCAGATCGCCGGCCTTGATGCACAGCGTCGAGCGCTTGATGCGCTTGCCCTTGTGGCGGGGATTGGCATTGAGCAGCGCCTTCACGAACAGATGGGCGATCACCTCAGGTTCGAGACCGGACTTCAACAGCAGCCGCAGACCCTTCGCCTTCGGCCCAGCCTTGCCGGGCTCGCTGGTGGTCATCTTCTCCACCACGATCTGGGCGAACTGCTTCTCGATGGACTTCTGGTAGATCAGGCCTACGCGGCTCTCGGACCAGATGCCCTTCTTCTCCTTCTGGGCGTTGTCCTTGTCCTGCCGGGCCTTCGCCTCGACGACCATGTCTTCTTCGATGTCGATCTGTGCGGACAGCATCGCTGACGTAACCTTTCCACTTGTGGAAGCTTATGGAAAAAACAGACCCCGGTCCCGCTCAGGCTGACAGGTGTCAACCTAATGCTAACAGGGAGTGGAACCGGGGCGGTGCGGTATGGAAGGGGTAATTAAGTTTCGCGGATGGACCGGACCATGCACGAAAGTTGCGCTTCGAGGAGGCTCAGCTTGGCATTCAGGTGATGCCGGTTCTGCACCAGCCACGGGACCACCAGGGCCAGGGAAATCCAGACGGCAGTGCGGACGTATTCCTCCACGTCCGGCAGCTCCATCACGAGATTCGGGACGAAGGACAGAAGGTTCCACCCGATGGCACACAGGGCAGCAACGGCAATCGCATGCTTGGCCCCGAGAACGATCGCGGTGAGGCAGACCGCCACGGTGATGCCCAGGGTGCTCGACCGGACGGACATGGTCAGCAGCGAGTGCAGGATCACGGTGAGGTAGAGCGCCAGCCCAGCAATGGGGATCGCCCAAGCGAGGCTCGCTGGTTCGATCTCTGGCTCGCCGGGCACGTCATACAGCGTTCCGGCCCAAAGCTCGTCCATGAAGTCACTGACGTCGGCAAACTCAGCTCCCAGAGGGAAGGTACGCTCGCCTTGCAGCAGCGAGCCGTCATCGCCCCGAAGCGTGAAGGAGATCGACACGCCATCCTTCGAATAGCCGGTCTTCAACACGTTCAGGCGAGGGTCGGACACGTCGCCCGACAGCAGTTCGGTGATGCGAAGCATTTCCAATTCCAATTGATCGAGTTACTGACACAAGCGCAACCATCTCGATTGCGGTGTGACTACGGTGTCGCACACGTAGCGAAAACGTGTCAACGCGATGTCTCGGAAATGCCTGGAAATGCTGGGGCTACAATGGTCTGACATGCGTCTAGCGAAGTACACCCGCCAGATTTTTGCAGACCGTTGCGTAACCACTCCGCCACGTGGCCCCACGCGGCGAACTCATATACGGCCGGACGGCGATAGGCAACCGCCGCACAGCGCGTTGCCCTGGGGACAGCGGCGGCCTTGAACAATCGGGGGCGCTCGCGCAAGGAGAAGACGCACCAAAGAACGGGGCGGCGATGCCGGAACGCAACTGTAGGAGCTGGGAAGCGAGGGCGATGGCCTGATGCTGTTCAGTTCGCCGGTCTTCCTGTTCCTGTTCATGCCGCTGCTGCTCCTGGTCTACTGGAGCGTGCCGCGGCCGCTTCGCAACAGCGTGCTGCTGGTCGCTAGCCTGGTGTTCTACGCCTGGGGCGAGCGCTTCTTTGCGCTGGTGATGCTGGGGTCGATTTTCGGCAACTGGCTGCTCGGGCTGGCGCTAGATGCCCTGACGGACCCGGGCCGGCGCAAGCTGGTGGTGGCCGCCGCGGTGGTGCTGAACATCGGCCTGCTGGCGGTGTTCAAGTATTCAGAATTCCTGATCGCGAACCTTAACGCGCTGCTGGAGACGGTGGGAATCGCGCCGGTCACCGTGGTCGCGCCGCATCTGCCGCTGGGGATTTCGTTCTTCACCTTCCACGCGCTGTCCTACGTGATCGACGTCTATCGCGGCGTCGCCCGGGCGCAGCGCCGGCCTGTCGATTTCGCGCTGTACATCGCATTCTTTCCGCAGCTGATCGCCGGCCCGATCATTCGCTATCACGACATCTCCGACCAGCTCCGACGCCGGCCGGTGACGCTCGAACTGGCGGCTTCCGGGATCGAGCGTTTCCTCGCCGGCTTCGGCAAGAAGATGCTGCTGGCCAATCCGCTAGGCGAGGTCGCCGACCGTATCTTCGCGCTGCCGGCGGCCGAACTCAGCCCGGGCGCGGCCTGGCTCGGCTTGCTTTGCTACACCTTGCAGATCTATCTCGACTTCTCGGCCTATTCGGACATGGCGATCGGGCTGGCGCGGCTGTTCGGCTTCACCTTCCTGGAGAACTTCAACTATCCGTATCTGTCACAGTCGCTGCAGGAATTCTGGCGGCGCTGGCACATCTCGCTGTCGAACTGGCTGCGCGACTATCTTTACATCCCGCTCGGCGGCAACCGCGTCGCGCCTTGGCGGGTGTACGTCAATCTCGCCACGGTGTTCCTGCTGTGCGGGCTGTGGCACGGCGCCAACTGGACCTTCGTGGTGTGGGGCCTGATCCACGGCCTGTTCCTGATCTTCGAACGGCTAGGACTGTCGACCTTGCTGGCGCGGATGCCGCGGCTGCTGCGGCACGCCTACACGCTGGCTGTGGTGTCGCTCGCGTGGGTGTTCTTCCGCGCCGCAGATCTCTCCCATGCGATCACCTATTTGAAGGCGATGGTCGGGCTCGGCGCGGGGTGGTCGCTCGACTTCCTCGGCGATATCGATCCGCTGGTGGTGATCTGCCTGGTGATGGGGAGCCTCGCGAGCGCAGCGGTGTTCAGCCCGCTGACGGCGGATTGGCGGCTTCGCCGCAACCAGAACCAAGGGCGGGTCGATCCCGACATCCGCACTTTGCAGATCGGCCAGGACGGCGTGGTGATGATGACCGGCAGGCTGATCGTACTGCTGACGATCGGCCTGCTCGCCAGCAGCCAGGTCGCGGCCGGCACCTACAATCCGTTCATCTATTTCCGGTTCTAG